ATAGCTCCCAATGAGCCGGGTGCATTCGACTTTTGCCAGTTTCGTAATTACTCCAACGTGCTTGAGTAGTATAGATCATACTGGCTGCTTTGGATTGGGATAAATGCCCTCGTGCCTGAATAATTTCCTCAGCCAAGGGGACGTATCCCATCCCCCCTCTGTTTCGTTTGTTGGTCATCATGCGTAAGCTGTCCAGTTGGCTTGCTCGTAAATCGGAACCCCAGCCACTACTGCAACAGGATTGATCCTGTAAGCATTAGCGTAGCTTGCAAAACGGAAAAACACGCTTTCACCACTGGCTTGAATACGAACCCTTCTAGCTTCACCCCTGAAATTGTTAGGAGCTGGGACGCACACGCCTTGGTCAGGCAATCCGTTACCTTCGCTCAAGCAGCCGATCTCACGAACGTCCATCATCTGACCACGAACCGCAACAACTTGGAAGTAGTCAATATTTGTCTGATCGTAACCCCACATTGCTTGGAAAATGTCACCGACATTCACGACAGCATTACGGTTAGCTGCAACACGCTCAGCTCTACGCTGGGCAACACGATCACGCTGAGCAGCAATGCCAGCAACGTATTCGGCAATGTAAGCATTCATACGCTCAGCATTGTTGAAACGGTAGGCAAAGTCAGCACGATTTCTGCGACCACTGAAGCCCCTTGCGACATTGCGCTCAGGATCTCCGAAAACCTCGATACCCAAAGCTTCGTCTTGAGCCAACAAAACATAACCCTCGGGGACAAATCTGCAACGTTCTTGAACTCTCATTTTGATTTCCTTTCGTGATTAATCAAAGACAACACCTTCAGTATATACCTATTTAGCATCGAGTCAAGGCTTTTTTGCATTTATTTTTAGGTGTATGACAAAAACAACACCATCAAAAATATTTTACAAACCCCTTGACACTATGCTTAATTAGCATGATACTAGAACTGTAGTAGAGATCAGACATCACGAAAGGAGTCAATCATGGAAGCACTAGCCCGGTACGGATACTTGGAGATCCGAGGAATTTTAGAGTTACGAGTGATCTATGCCGTTGCAATGGCAAAAGGTCATGTCCGTAGAGCTGCTGCTGCTCTTGCAGCAATAGCGGAACTTGAAGCTGCAGGTTGTTATTAATCCCCACGAAAGGAAAAATCATGAGAAACGCAAACAGAGTTATTGATCGCCAAGTCAACGAGATCTTCAATCGCATTGGCAACTGCATTCAGTTCAACATTATGAATCTCGGACGCATTGACGCTGCAGCTCGTAATGTCTTGGTTGCAAGTGGCAGTCTTGAAGCAGCCGAAGCAGCAATGGCAATCGCAATCGAGCAATACAGAGAAAATTAATTAAACCGATCACACGAAAGGATCAAATCATGAGATACCAAATTGTTGCATTAGATCAAAACGGCTGGGGTGGCTTTGACATCGAAGTCGCAAACGTAGCGGACTGCATTGAGGCTATGGCAGTTCGTGGTTACGAATTCAATCGTCTTGAAGATCGTGGCTACTTGCGTAGCGAGCTGATCGGTCAGCCAGTGTTCGCTGGTTTGTTGGGTCCAATGTATAACGGTGAAGGCTGCGTCCGTTACGAAAACCAAGCAGCCTACAACGCAATGAGCAACTAAGGAAATCAAAATGGCAATGTCTTATCAGGAACTCAAAGTTTTCGCCAATTACGTTTATAGCTTTTACGGAGCTGGCGGGGTATATGACCTCGGAGCTTCGATGGAGGAAATCAAAATGGCAATCCGTTTCCTTCAATCCAAAGCTGGAGCAGTTTATCGCTGCGGATCTCCAGTCATCGGAGACTCACTTGATCGTGAGCACGTCCGAATGATTCTTGAGGATCGCAGGATTAACCTAGCAGCAGCTTGAGTTTTTCCTCAGCGTTTGCAAGGGGCTTCCGGTCATGACCGACTAGCTCCTTATTCGCTACCAACTTTTTAGCGTAAGTAACCAATCTCTCTTTGACGGCTTTTGCATCGCTGTAGTCAGGAACGTCAGCCAGTGAGCCTTTAGCCAAATCAGGAGGGTCTCCGCTATTGTTGACCACTGTGATATTGACCCGAGGATCATTTTTGTAATGCTCAGCCAGTTTCTTGATATTCTCTGAAGCTGCGAAGTGAGCATGGAGTTGCGTATCCAATTTAACAGTGCGACCACGTTGCATATTGAGCTTAACTGCCAACTCCAAAGGTGCGTTGGTGTAAACAATGTCAACTGGACCGTCTTGTCCATCTAAAGCTTCTTTGATCTTAGCGACTGACTTGTCAAAGTTGCCAAGCACTGAGTCAAAGGTCAATGAGTCTTCAGGAGCGTTTAGGATGTCCTTAGCCAAGCTCATAGCCTCAGACTTACCTGAGCCACTACCGCCAGCAGTAAACAGGACTGGAGACTTGTCTCCGGCTTCCTTCTTCTCTTTTAGAGCGTTTTTCCAAATCTCTTTTGATAGCAGTGAGCTAGGCTCATGAACTGCTGCAGCCAGTGAAGCGTCTTTGTCAAAGTTAGGGTCTAGCTTTTTAACGAGGTCCGGGTCGATTGTGTTGCCGAATGTTGACTTGTAGTCAGCGATCAGCTTCGGGGTATCGTTTAGGATTTGTTGGTAAAAGCCGTCTTCAATACTTCGCTCATGGTCATTGAGTCCGGGTGAATGCTCGAATCCATGTTGGTCGACATATCCACCGTTAGGAAGCTCTTTGGTTTTTTTGAACCCGCTTGCTTTTGCTTGGTTAGATCCTGTCTTTTCCTCCAAAGGGAGCTCTTTTTGAGCAGACTCAGAGGACTTTTCAGCAGATCCATGAGATTCACCTTTTACTTCTTTTTTTTTAGACTCTTTGGATTCAGGAGCTGCACTAGCCCCGCCTGAACCGAACTGTCCATTCTTTGCCCGAGGATGATCTTCTTCTTTGAATTCAGCCTTGTCTTGAGTTACTTGAAGGGTTTTGCCTACAGGCTCACCACCGACTTCGGGATCTTCAAAATCTCCGTCAGTTGTCTTGTAGGAGAGGTCATCATTCTTTGGTAATGGGGTCCAAATACCGTCTTGCACCTTCTCGAAATCTTCCTCAGCGAGTTCTTCGCCTTCGGGGTCTTGATCTTCAAGAATGCCGATTTCGTTGTAGCCGGACTGCTTGTCAGTTGCCACACGTTGACGCTCATCTTCGCTGCTGATAGCACCGGAGCCGATCAATACTTGTCCAGCCTGAGCCTTAGCAAGGTTAGTCGCAGCCAATTCCTCGGCAGTTGGTGTATCGAGTGGGAGCCAGTTCAATGTAGTTTCGAGGTCGAGCTTTTTCTTGAGCTGTGGCTCTACAAAAGACTTGATAACCAGTTGATGATGACGTTCAGCGAATGGGGTAAGATCGTTTGATTGGATCGATTCCAGCATTTCGTGATAGCTTGCTTCCTCGTATTCGCCAGTGGCATTAAAGCCTTTTGGAGAAGTACCGAGCAGCTTAGTAGCTGGCACACCTGCAATAGCAGCCACGAGCTGATATTGAGTCATGATGAGGGAATCAAAGTCGGCTAGGGAAGTGTCGAATTGTTGGAATTCGTCACCCTCTTTATCGCCCAGCTTGACTCCGTAGTTGTCACGATACGCAGCCCATTGCTGCAATCTTCCGATTGCTGCGTTGGTGTCGCTCATGACGGCTTCCATGTCGGTTAGCCAAATAGTTGTCCGCTTGGACATTGCCAACTGAGGAGCTTCATTGGAGGTACGCTCTGCAGCGTATACACGCTCCATGATCTGCTGAGTCAGTGGCACACCGCCATAAATGTATTGAGGCTTGAGTACGTCTACAGGCTCAGCATGACGGAAAATGATTAAGTGGCTACGGTGAACCTTCTTACCGTTGATAATCCACCAAGTCGGCTCGTAGAAGTGCAGAGTATCCGGTTGGCTGGCAGAAGCACCGTCCAGCATTGGAGCTGTCCAGTACGGGTCAACTTGTACGATTCCTTTATAGGAACCTGCAGTCACGCCATCAATGTTGAAAGGCTTCTCGTAATAGTCTTTATCAGTCGAAATGACTTTAAACATTGCAATGCGAATGCCGAAAATTCGACCCTTACGGATGAATTCACGCATATTGAAATTGAGCTTAAATGCTTTGTCGTAAGCTTTAATGATTTTAACGGCTTCAGGATCTAGCTCGTCACCGTCAACGGTAACTACGTTATAGCCCTTGCGGATAGCGTCATCGGCTGGCATAGCACAAGCCTTATTCACTAACCAGTTTTGCGCCAAAATACCGCATAACTGAGCACCGATAAAACCTTGTGAAACATACCAGCCAACTACTGCATCGGAAACGGTGTTCATACCGTTTGCGTACATTTTGAAATTAGCTACTCCATTGCTGGAGTCATCCATAGCGTATTCGCCATAGAACGCTGGCTGAGTCTTTTTGATTGCTTCCAAAGAGTCAGCCAATTTGAATCGTTTAGCATCGGGATCGAGAATATCGAACGCATGAGTGCTGAATAGGCTTTTACGAGCCTTGGGCTTGGCAGGTTCTTGTTGAACCTCTGTCTTTCCTTTTAGCCACTTAAACATAAAATCCTATCCAAAGAAACTCTTACGAGGAATCATTATTTCAGAAAACGCTCTTGATAGCGAGTCCACTTGGTCATCATGTGATCCATTAGGGAATATTCGCATTTCGTTTATCAAGGGTGCATTCCAATCGCCTCGAAGCATTAATACGTTACCGATATTAACTTGAGCAGCAAACGGCTCTGCTCTCGTAATTTTGTCGCCCGACTCGGGTGAGCTTTTGACAGTATATCCTGACAATGCTCGGGTTAGGTATAAGACTTGCGTTTTACCTGCCTGTCCCGGATCTTGCGGAATACTTACTTTGACCGCCCGTCCATCAAGCGCAGTCGTATTAACCATTGCTGCGTCACGCTGATCGGGACCCACACGCAGTCTAACCATATCTGCAATAACAAACCTGCCATCCGATAATCGCCCAAGTTTTCCTCCAGCCGTATAGTCACCGTCTACAGTGCTGGCTAAATCCCAGCCCCTGCACCATTTAATTTCGCCAGCAGGTATTGCGTCCACGATCTGTATTTGATCGGGTTTAAACAAGTCTCCGTCTAGTGGAGCAGGTCTCTGTTGATAGAGAGCTGCCCACGTCCTCGGATTACTTTCAAATTGAGCCCAGTGCTTCTCATCGAACCATTCGGTCCAAAGATACTCACCGATCTGTCTACCAAGGGGATCGCCCTCGTTTTCGCATTTAGCGGGTAAACAGACCACTTCCCAGTAATTGCCGTCCTTGCAAAGAATCCTGCCGGACTCGCCTTTCCAGCCATCAGGAAGTATTCGTCCAGCGAGGTCATCCTCGTGCCAACGGGTTTGAATGAGGACAATCCAGCCTCCCGGTATCAAACGGGTCTTTAGATCATCCTCGAAAGCGTCATAGGTTTTATTACGGATTGTGTCCGAATTAGCTTGCTCACGTCCCTTGATAGGGTCATCAATGATGATTCCATGAGCTCGATTACCAGTAACGCCCCCGAGAATACCGCAAGCCATGTATTCGCTGCCGTTGTCCAGTGAGAACTCTTGAGCAGCCGAAGACTCGACTGTCAGCCCAGTTCCGAAGATTCCTCGGTATCTAGGCTGCTTAATGATTGATCGGGTGCGTCTACCCAGTTTTCGGGCTAGATCGTCACCATAGCTGGCTAGGATCACCTTACGGTTTGGCTGAGCCCCAAGGTACTTACTGGGGAAAACTACTGAGGCATAGGTCGATTTGGCACTGCCTGGGGGCATAAATACCATCATTCGACCATACGGAGTATTTGCTACTTCATCTAGCTTTTGCAATAAAAGCCGATGATGATGAGCCATCGTGGTTTCGATTGGCTCAAAGAATTCAGTGTCGGGATCGTCTGTGGACGGTTTACCCGGTACATCAATAGCGTTGGCATACTGCAGAATGTCTGCACGAGCCCTGCGCCTGATTAGGACTTCCTTAGCTGCTTCGGCTTGCGATGGCAAGGAGAGCCTCGTCTGTCATTTCCCGCAGATCTGAGTCTTCGGTACTTGTGAATTTCTGCACTTGTTCCTTGTTTGCATTGAGCAATCCCAAGGGAACTTTGCTGGCTTCGTTTGCCATGTCTTGCAATGCGCTCACCGTCTTGAGTGCGACCATGCCTTCGCCAGTCAGGAGGTTTTCCTCATTCACTGTATTGAGCTGCTGATTTGCCAGTCTCGATAACTGATTGGCATTTATGGCTCCGAACTTACCTGCGCTGGCTAGGTTCGTACTGATCGCTTTGAGGTCATCCACAAAGTTTAGTACGGTAACTTGTTCGGAAACAGGTAAAGCCTTTAAATTCTGTTCAGCCGTAACTAATTGATTTGAAACGGATTTCATTGTTCGGATTCGTTCGGAAAGCCGTTCGCTGATCGATGTCTTACTCACCCCGTACTCTCGGGATAGATCCGCAGCCTTCTCGCCCTTGAGCATTCGGCTTTTGATTTCTTCCCACTGTTTGTCAGTGAGCTTTGAAGGACGTGCCATTAGCTGACTATTCCTTTCAGCGTATCGAAAATATACGATTTATTGCCCAAAATGTATCCAACTTTATTGACTCCCAAACTGGGATACAGTTTATCCATGATTGGCAAATTTACCATGATATTTCTCTATCAACGGGGGTGGTTAGGCAGACATTAGAGGATGTGAGAAGTAGAGAGTTTTTCTGCCTTCTGCTCTACAGTTCAAAATCACCAAATCTACACCCCCCACCTTAATCTGCTTCCACGTCTTCGTTTTTGTAAAGTTTTTGATCTGTTTTGTAAAGTTTTGAT